TAAATTGTATATAATAAAACTCTTGCCACTGCCAGTTGGAGATAGTAGTAAACATCGTTTCTGTTCGATACCATGTGTTACTGCTTTGTACTGATACTCTCTTAGATCAAACGGCATCTTCCAATCTTTCATAATCTTTATGAGTGACTGGTGATCTACGTTATTAGTCTGTGAGGGTATACCGTATTTGGTATTGTCTACAATCTGTAGTGGATAGAATCGATCAGCACAAAACTTTTTCAAGTGATGATACAGACCCACGTTCATTTGTTTGGTGACCATGTTATATAACTTAACACGACCATCCCAAACTTTACGTTTGAACGCTGGCATATAACGATGGCCTGGAACGAAGAATGAGAAGTGTTCCCTCAACTCTTGTTCTTGACCTGCGTTAGATTCTATTGCCATGTACGAGTGGTTTAATAATCTCACTCTTATGGTATTATCAATACCCATTACCCACCTGCTTCAAACTGTCTCCACCTTATCATATTACCAATAGTTTGATGTCTCCACTTGAGATTATCAACTATATCTGTCAATGTACTTATAATGGTTTTATAGTACTCAATCTTCTCTACAGATCTTTGTATCTCTGGATCTGCATTGTAGTAGTATTCCATTTCACCTTTAAGTATCTTTAGTCCATTAAATGGATCTGGTTCCCAACCACTGGCAAGGATCTCTTCTTGAGACATCTTACCATTGTAGTACAACCACTTCTGTTTCAACAAAGTCAACTGTGCATTCTCTGCACGTTTGTGTTGCAACTTAGTTAGTGATAGGTACTGCAAGTATTTTGCATGTAGGTTGGGGGTGTTCATAGACACATCATCTAATTTGTGCTGTCCAATCACACAGTCTTCTTTCCACTCTTTCAATATGCTTTCAAGATCTAACATTATATTTTCCTCATTCTATATTATATATTACGAAATTATCCTCGTTGTACGTGCTCCAAACAATCATCCCACCATTCAGTAGGACAACCCTCAAACACATAACTAAGAGTAATTCTTTTGCAGTTTGTTCTCGCACAATGGTACACATGTTGATTATCTTCACGTCCACCAAAGTAACCCGATTTACACGACCAACCCACCTTGTCTTGCATACGTACTTTCTTACCTTCTTTGTCGAGGTACTCGAAGTAACCGTCACCAGTTTCTGACCAAGTAAATATCAGATTGGCACCAATTGCATTCTCATTCGTATGCCATGCGATAAACCCATCGGGTGGATACATCTGAGACAATGCACTGTGACTTACTCCAAGTTCAAGAGAGAGTCTGTCGTTAATATCATTATACACTATTTCGTATTGAGAGTCAAGTCCATTATAGTGCTGTGGTTTTAAACAATATGAGTTTGAATTCTTGGGACTACCGTCATGATCTTTCATGATACTCTCAAGATATTCATCTCCAGTCCAATAGTCTGGGTTGTCACCATTAATGTAATTATTGGTTAACTCAACCTGTTGATTAAGAAAAAAGATTTCAAACTCTTCAAGCAACGATTGCACTTGGGGATTCATAATATTAACGTTCTGCATTATTTTATCTCGAATGAACTAAATCTAAATCCTACTGTGAATGTTGGGTATACTACATCACCCGTGTTTGATGTCATATTTATCTGACCGATATTGGTAGGTAAACAATCAAAGTATTTAATTTCTACGTTGTTGTTATTATGTGATGTGAGAATAATAAGAGTAATATCAGAATACGTTTGTGTCTTGGCACCACCTATTGTATTACTCTGTCCTTCATTGACGATACGTTCCAACCAACTTTGCATTTCTTTATATGACTTCATGTCCTCATCGAGAATAACTTCAAGTGATAGTTCAGAGTATGTGATCTTATCACCTGCGAGTGGTACAGATGTAACACGTGCTACAGGTAGTTCTACTGGGTTGGCATTTGCGCCTGGATGTGTAACCGACTGAGCAAAGAACTGTAGGTTCTGATATTCTTCCCCAGATACAATAAACTTGAATCCTGTAGGTTGTAAGTAATTTTTGTTAGTTGTAAGTGCCATAGTAACCTCTTAATTATACCTCTATTTATACAAGTTATAAAGCAAAAAAAAGGGAGACCGAAGTCTCCCTTTAAAACAAATACTAAAGTATTCTTATGTGAGGATGTTGTCCACACGGAAGATACGGTAGTACTGGTTAGTCTTAGCAGTAGCAAGACCAGATGAAGGAGTCGCACCGACAAATGGGTTTGATGCCATTCCGTAACGAGTCTTAAATCCGATTTTTGGTTGGAAAGTATCTTCCCCAACTGCTTTAACCATTTGCAAAGGAACGTATGGGCAGTAGAATAAACCTGCGTCATATGCGTTAGTACCTTTGTAACCAACAGTGATGTAATCTGCTTGAGCATATGGATCGATATACACTTTAATACGTCCGTTCAGAGTACCTGCAAAAGTATTGCCAGTATCATCTACCTGTAGGGTAGTAGACATGTTAGGAGTGTAATCAAGCATACCAGAAGCAGAAAGAGCAGTAGCAACATCTGAAGAACAGATTACTACGTTACCTTTACCACGTCTTGTTTCTTTAGCGATCACGTTACATTCACGGTCAATTTGTACTACAAGACCTTTGAATTTCTCAGCAGACCAACGTCCGTCAGCGTCTGAAGAAAGATCAAAGATACCGTTCTTAGTTACGTTTGCTTGAAGAGCACCAGTTTTTGCTTGACTATTGATAGTACGGATAACTTCACGGTTAATTTCCGCAAGGATCTCAGTACTAAGAATGTTAGCAAGTTCAGTTTCTGCATCCAGACCATGAATTGCTTTAAGGTCTTGAGCAAGTTCTAAACTGTACTCTGCTTTAAGAGCACGACTCTTAGCAGTAACAGTTGCTTTTTCAATGGTGAAACCCATTTCTTCAAAAGCAGCGCCACCACTTGAACCATATGCTTCCATATTGGCAGTAGTATCACCAGTACCAGTTCCACCTGCACGTAGTGCATCTGCACTATCTGCCGCTGGAGCGATTCCGTTGAAACCAGATACGTTATCTGAATCGTGAGTACCAACACCAGAGAAGTTAGTCTCTGCTTCGTTGAATAATGCTTCACGAGATCCAGTTGCACCTGCACCATAACGTGCCTTCATCGCAAAGATGAGACCAGTTGGGCCAGACATAGGTTGAACACCACATACGTCATATGCCATAAGATTAGGCATTGCACGGCGTACAAGTGAAATTAACACAGGATCCCAAGTTCCGATTGAACCAGTATTAGCACCTGCTGGCGCTGCTTCGTTCAACCCACCGAAACCGTTGTGTTGTGAGCGTTCTTCCATCATTGCGATCTCTTGGTTTTCCAAGATAGCGGCAGTGACAGCTTTACGTTGGTGGTCTTTAATCTCGCCAGCAGAACTTTCGTTCAGTACTGGTGACCACTTTTCGATTAATTTATCGTAAGAGTTCATAATTGTTTCCTTAATTATAGTGTTTTAGATGTTTTTCTAATTGCAGTGAGATATGAGTCCATTGCACTTGAAGTTTCCAGAATTTGCTCTGGTTCCTCATCTACAATTTGTACATCTTCCACTACGGTTTGTGAGAAATATTGTTCTTTGATGGTCTCAACCTTAGAGGCAAAATCATCGGAAAAATCAATGCTCTCACATAGACCTTTCAATTTCTCGATTTGGGTGTCTGCCAAACCACGACTTGCTTCTGCGATGATAGCATCACGTTTCAGCACTTCGAGTTCTTCTGACAATTTAATAGACTCACCAGTTTGCTTGTTAAGAGACTCTTCGAGTTCCTCAACTTGCTCTGCTAATTCATCAACTAAATCTACCTTGGACTCTGGTACTTCGATGTGGGATTCTACGAATAGATCCTTCATCTTAGTCATAAAGTTCTCAGCAATCTCAGTCCTAAGACCGTTCTGTACTGCAACCTTATTATCTTCCATCCAAGATTCAACTACGTAGTTTAAATAAGAATCTACTTTCTCAACAAGTTCAGACTTAATAGTCGTTACTTCTTCAGCAAGTTCTTCTTTATATTGTGTTTCGATACGAGACACTTCTTCAGACAACTTTGATTTCAACGATGCTTCAAAGATGATTGCTGTTTTGCTCTTGAATTCATCGGATAGAGTTGCCTCTGATTCCATGATTCCTTCGAGTTCAGCAGTTGTATCAATTGGAGATTCAGCAAGTGCTTCGTCTTCAAAATCTACATCTTCACCCATGACTTTACCGTATGATGCTTGTAGGTCTACTTTCTTCATAGAATTAAGTTTACCGTACATAGCAGAAATCATACCTGCCTTAGTTTTAGGAACAGGTGCTTTCTTAACTGCATCCGCTGCCTTATCTACTGAAGCAACAGAATCTACTTCAGAGGTAGGTTGAGCATCAACCGCACCACTGGATCCTTTTGGTTCAGATTTTTCTTCGAGGTTCTCCTCCACAATGTCGTTAATTTCTTCATCGTGAAGTTCAACTTCGACTTTATTTTCTTCAGTCATAATTGACTCCTTACATATTAGATTTGATTAACGAGAGGAAATTTTTGAACTCTCGAATTTGTACAGCAGAACTGTATGCCTTCGGTGCCTTCTTGATTTCTGTCTCCATATCTTCAATTACTTGAGGTTCCAAAATACCGTTATTCCAAACCCAATCTACACCTTCCATAATACCATTAACAAAAGCATCTGGTGCAGATGGGTCTTGAACAATGTCCACAGTACTCAAGATGAAATCATCTTTAACGTACGCAACACCGTTTCGGTTCTCCAAGCTTCCCATACCACGAGTTGACACACCCAATTGTACACCACCTTCAAGCAAACCTTTTACGATCTTACCCATTGGAGTATCCAATATTTGTGCCTTTCCGATCACATCATTTCCCTCTAACTTGAGGTCTGTGATGAGATGCGAAACCTTGTCCAAGTTAACCGTAGGGCCTTCGGGATGATTTAGTTCCCCGACCGCACGTTTCTTGCTAACTTGCGTTTGAACATACTTGTTTACTGCCCTTTCCATAATTGGTTTAGGGTAAACACGTCCATTCCTGTTCTTTTGATCTGCTTGAGCAAAGACACCTTCGATGACATATTTCTTATCACCGTTGTCTTTCTTCTCAATCAGACATTCTAAATTTGTTTCTGTAAATTCACTGATTAGTTTCATTTCATTTTACCGCCAAGTTCGTTTACAGTAATTTTTAAATTCTTCTTTGCCTCTGCTTCAGTCTTGTAAGTATCAAGTTTATCACCGTCAATAATAACAGTGAATCCCTTTATTTCCTTAACAATAGATACAGCAACCTTGGCAATCTTGCCACCTGCTTTACCAGAGAAGACAACTTTACCTTTTGGTGAGTACTTCTCTCTTATCTCTTTGAAACTCGGCATATATTAATTACTTGTTTTAATTAAAAGTTATACAGTTATTTATACAAATAAATATCTTAACAGAGAATTAATTTAATCCTCTTCAACTTCGTCTACAACAACGTCATCTTCTTCGACTTCGTCTACTACTTCGAGTTCTACCTCTTCAGTCTCGTCATCTTCAAATGCGTCATCTGCATCACCAAGTTCCATTTCTGGTTCTTCTGGTGCATCATTAAAGATAGTGTCAGCAACAGACAACCTTTCTGCTTCTAAAGCATCATTCATCTTGTCACCTAAGACAGTATCAAAGTGCTCTTTAGCACGGTTGAAGTTCTGTTGTGCAATAGCATCGATAAAGTTATCAATGTTACCTACATTAGATGCTTCTGCTTCTACTGCAACTTCTTCGTTATTTTCTACTTCACTCATCGTTTTCTCCTACTTTCTCAAAGTCATCGAAACGGTCTTCTTGACCGTCCCAGTTTAAATCACTATGCTGTGCTACGTAATCTCTGTAACTCATTAGTATTCATCTTCATCGGATCCACCCTTGGCATTTTCTGCCTCGACTTGATCCTTCATTGTTTCGATATCCTCTTCGGACATCATCATTACGTTCTTCATAACCCACTCACGTGAGAAGTATTCACCAACGTATTGACTTAACTGATCAAGAGTACTTAGTCTTTCTCTAAGTAACTCAGAATCCTTTAATTCTGTGAAGTGATTGTCACGGATGAAATCAATCTGAATATCATTTCTCCATGACTGCCAGTCTTCGGGGGTGATAATACCCTTCAGTATAAGTTGTTTCTTCAGAATATTAGTAAACATTGTTGAGAAACGTTTACGTAATCTGTCGATAAACTTCTGGAACTTCACTTCGTCCCTGCTAATCTCAGTACTTCTACCAAGACTAAACTGTGTCTCTTGCTCCAAACGAGCAATAGGTACGTTCAATGAACGATACAGTCTCTTCTGGAAGTAGACAATATCGTCTATCTGTCCAAGGTTATCACCGCCAGGTAGTGTACTAATCTCAGTACCTCTTCCACCTTCTCTACGTGGTAACCAGAAATCTTCAAGCATACTCATATGCTTACGGTCATCTTTTAAATTACCAGTACTTGCATCGTATACTAACTTGTTACGATAACGAGTCTGGATCTCTTTCATATGTTGTTCTGCTTTGTTTGCAGGTAAGTTACCAACATCTATATAAAAGATTCTACGTTCTGGTGCACGTGCGAGACGATAAATCACCAGACTGTCTTCCATCATACGCAACTGGTTGATGGGTTTAATTGCTTTATGCAGGTAAGAGACTACACTCTTACGTGAAGGATCCGTCAAACCAGATGTAACATATGATACTGAATCTGGTGTTAACTTAACTGCGGATTGGGTTTGATTCTTTTCTTGGAATACGTAGAACTCATCTGTCTTGTCTACAACCTTCGCACCAGTCTTGTTATCCTTCTTATACTTTACTTCCTTTACCTTACGTATCTTAGTAGCATCAATAGGTCGGATCTCTTGGATCCCTGCTTTCATATTACCTTCGTTTACTACAAGGTGGTGAACCAAACGTCCATCCACATACCACGATCTATATATGTCGTGACCTAATTCGTTGAAGTTCAACATACCACAAATGTTGTCGAACTCTTCTGTCATTAACTTCTTGATCTTATCAGAAGTTTCTACACCGTCAAGATTTATGAGAACAGGTGCTTCGTTCTCTGATCCACTAATGGATTCATTTACAATGTCTTCGATAGCGGCATCAACTTCTGGATGAGTTGCGACACCACGATACTTCATGATCATCTCAGCATTGTCTTTAGCATTGTCACCATTTATGTCAATGTATTGACCATAGTGACTACCAGACGCAGTAACATAACCCGCACCATCGTCATCCGTCTTCGGAACGATTGATGGGAGTTTCTCATTGTCTTTGCCCACGTCCTTGTTCTTTGAACGAACAAGTTCGAAACCAAAGAGTTTCATTATGCTATTGTTGTCGTCTGCCATATCCTTACCTTCAAATTAAAATAATACGTAGGGAGAAAATCCTCCCTACGCATATATTTAGTCAACCATTAACTGGTTGTACTTGACTCCCAGTACTGTACTTGGAACGTAACTTGGAACTCTTCGATAGTATCGACAGTGTCGTAGTTAAGATCAATTGCAGTAATGTTGGTTGGGAAGCACGAACGGAATGCGTAAGTTTTAATTACGAGTCCATCTTTGTCTAACTGATCAACGGATAGGTCGGTCTGATATTCAGCAGGATCATTGAAACCAGTATTCTCGTTATGAGAATTGATTCCGTTCATCCACCGTTCCATTGCATCACGTACCTCAAAACCTGTATCGTTAATCACTGTTACAGTCCACTCTTCGAATGTTCTGTCACCAGCGATCTTCAATTGCCTACCACGGAATGGTACAATAACTGGACTAACAGTTGAAGCAGGAAGTTGAGCACCCTTTACCATGAATGATGTTAATTCAGCATCACCCAGAGCATATGCAGGGAAGTTTACCTTACAGTTGAAGAGGTTAGGACGTGCGCCACCACCTTTGAGTTTAGATTTAAAATCATCTACACCTAAAATTGCCATGTCTAATCTCCTTATGCGCCAACCGTGCCAACAACTTCTTCGAAGTCTACACCAGTTCTAACAGCAACAAAGTTCAATTGAACGAAGTTGATAGAACGTGCAGGTTTCACAAAGATGTTTGCCACGAATTGATTATTGTCAATTACTTCTTGATTGTTGTTTGTGTCATCACATACAACTCTAAAGTCAGTAATACCTCTTCGACCTTTTACTCGTCTGAGGAAAGGTTCTACAATGTTTGTAAACTCTGCACGAGTAAACTCGTCATTGAATTCAAACATTACATTTTTAGCAGCTTCACCAATTGACTTCTCGATTGCTATGAACAATCTACGTACGTTAATACGGTCAAATGCAGAAGGTCTGCTTTCCAACGTCTTGTCACCAAACAAGATTAAACCAGAGCCAGGAATATTGGCAATTGGGTTAACACCTGCTTTGTACAGTTGATCACGTTGGGTTTGGTTTGGGTTGGCAATGATGTCAGTAACACCACGATAGTTACCACGTCTCTGACCCGCAGGTGAATACCATGGATCTGCGATAATATCACTTGCCGCCATCAATCCTGCTGTACTTGAACATGCAGGTATATTGATGTATTTGTCGTTATACTTATCAAAGACTTTTAAGTAGTTGTTATCTACAACCAAGTAAGAAGACTTTGTTAATCCGTCAACGAAAGTTACTGCGTTTGCTGATTGTTGACTGTTAGTTTTACCCACAACACCACTCTTGTCCACAGATGCTACTACGATACAATCTTTACGTGCAGTTGCAATTGACGTTAGGTCATTTACAATTGTTGCACCATTTGATGCTGTACCATAAGAAGGAGCAATTAGGAAGTCAATCTCTGTAGTAAGTTTGTCTTCGAAGAGGTCGTAACCTGCTAAGAAATCAGAATTACCAAGAGTTGCACCGTCATGTCCACCACCTAAGTCAGAAGTCATCGCTGCATCTGTAAGACCACTACCTAAACCGTAGTTTACAGCAGTGTCTAAAGTTGGTATAGTTCCCCATCCAGCGTCACTGTCGAGGTTCAATGCAGAACCACCGAATGCAGTATCGTCACCAAAGTAACCAGTCCAAATGTATTGTGAATTTGAATTCACTACATCTGCGATATAGTTAGGTGAGTTATCTGGAGTAAGAGCACCTTTAGCAACAGAAAGATAAGCAAACTTTTCAAGAACAGCGCCAGGCGTTCCAGTGATAGCACCAGTACGGTCTAAGACCACTAAGTGTACTTCATCGTTTGATGCACCGTTTGTATTTGCATAAGATGATGTTCCAGGCTTCCCATCAAAGTTTGAGGCATATGCCCAACCAGTGAAGTGTTCTGCGCCAGCAGAATCAGAAGCAGGACAGAAAGATACACTTAAAGCATCTCCAAGTACGCCTGGATATTTTGCAATCCAAGTACCAGATGAGAGTTTAGAAGCACCTTCACCTACAGCAGAAGAAACAGTATCTTCCCAATGTGCGAGGTTATTTACAAGTAGTTGAGTGCCCCCTGCGGAGTCCGCAAGTGTAGTAGTTGCACTGTGAGCATTTTGTGCCCCTGCGCCTACTTCACGTGCTACTTGTAGTGTTTGTGAGTATTTTAAAAAATACGCAGCGGAATGAAAATCCACTGAGTTCGTGTCGTTTGGACTTGCGAACGTAGTAACCAAACCAGTTTCATCACTGATCAAAGTTCTTTCGTGCACAGGGCCCCAACGGAAGTTTCCTACGAAACCACCACCAGAAGAACCAACAGCGGGCACTATTGCCGTTTTGTCAATCTCACTGATATTGATCCGAGGAGAAGCAGGTTTAACAGCCATAGCATTTTCCTTTTGTTTTATTCGTTGTCGAATTATAAGTTAAGCATAATACGGATAATCTCAATACTTATATTTATAACAATCATTATCTTTAGAATTCACGGTCACCCAGAGTGTCTATCGAATGCCACCCTTTGAACTCACCTTCTGTTATTAATCCATCATCTATCCCATCGTCAATAACACCGAAGGGTAGCACATCGTCCTTAATCGCTTGCATCTTTTCTTCAAACATCATCTGTTTTAGATTGATGTCTGTCATATCAGCAAAGAATTGAGTAGATACAAAGTATCCAAACATAACCAAGTTCATCATTAGGTCATCATGGTTGCCGTCAGATGCTTGATATGATTGTCCCTTACCTACAAAGGTAGAGATCTCAAGTATAGTATTCTCATCGTATATTTCTAATTTATTACTCTCAAGTATATCTTTAATAGACGAACACCCAAGTCTTTTAGTCTTGCGGTTTATCTCGATACCAAGTGAGTTTGCTTTTACTGCGGAAGATGTGTGAAGGTTTTCATACTCCAAATCATAATACAGACCATTACAAACTACAGTTCCTTGATCATTTGCCTCAACAACAACCCATGCCTCGTTGTAGAGATTCGCATACTTATATATAATATTAGGAAAGAGCAAGGGAGAAATAGTATTGTTGCGATACGTCAACACCTGCTTGAATGGTCGTTCCGTAATATCGATCACGTTAAACGTGGAATAATCCTGTCCTCTTCCCTTCGATACGTCAACTGTCATGATGTATTCGTGATCCTTAACAGGTTCACTATAACATAAAGCATCCCCAGATTCAAGTATTCTGTGAGGATTACGACCACGTAGACCCATTAAAGTCTCTGCGTTTATTAGTGTGTCCCCAGTTCCAAAGAAGGTATTACCAAACTCTTGGTCAAACTGTAACTGAGATGTATTAGATATTGTTTCTGATTTCCATTTCTCATCACGGCCAGGAACATCCCACCAATCTACTCTAAATGCTTTGTATTCGTTTACTCCTTGTATTGCCCCTGTCCAGATCTTTTCGAACTGGTTTCCGATTCCATTTGCTGTGGACGTGATGATAACTTTTGTATCCTTACCCGAAGATACAACTGGATAGGTTGAAGTATAGAACTCAGTTGCGTTTTCAACAAAAGCAAACTCATCGAGAAAAAGTAAATTAACAGACATACCACGAATAGAGGAACCAGAAGTAGCACTGGCAATAATTCGAGAATTATTACTAAACTCAATGCTACCTTTGTTAAGTGCCTTTGTACCAGGCTGTAGGAAGAAGGGGAGATTCTCAAGCATGAGAGTAACCCTTGATAACATCTCACGTGCAGTGGCACCTTTGTTTGCAAGGATAGCAATTGTTTTTTCGGGGTGGAATAATGCGTACCAGAGTAAGTATCCGACACTTGATATCGACTTACCACTCTGTCTACAAGCAAGTACAATAGCAAACCTATTCTTATCAAAGTGTTCGAACATTTTTTCTTGATAGTCGTAAAGGTCAAATGATACCAGTCCCTTGTCAAGATGCACCACCTTTACATAGGTACGACAAAAGTATGCAGGATCCTTCATGCATTTTTGGTATTCTAATATATCTTGTTTTGTCCACTCTTCTGCTATCCCGTCTCTTTTTACGTTTGGATTGCCTAAGTAGGACTCTTTAGTCTGAATCGTCATGGTTAATCACTTTGGCATCATCCTGTAATAGTCTTTGTAAGTCGGTAGTAGATCCAATGAATAGATTGTTATTGGTAGTTCCTTCGAGTTTCTTGGGATCGTCTTCCTTGGTGACATCCTTATACTTCTTATTAAGATCCATAAGTTTGTCATTGACATCTGAAATGTTTTTGATCATGCCCGAAAGAACTTCGAATGCACGGGGGTGTTCACTTTCACGTGCCACCTCTATCATTAACTCAAGAGATTCTCTACCCTTCTCGATCAAATCGTTATAGGTATCCCTCGAAGTTTCATAATCTTTATCAATGTTTTTTTCTGTCATACTAATATATCTACTATTCTACCTTTCTTATATAGAGAGTAACCGTACTTACGTTTTATATACCAAGAGTAGTTACTGAGCACTATCTAAATACGCAAGGTTAAATCCATAATCACTATCAGCACTCACCCCAGATGGAGTCAATGTTGTCTGCATTGCGAGTTGGAAAGTATCACTATCACCAATTGTATATATGTTATTGTTAACTGTTCGGATAACACCCTGTGTTCTATCTGGGCCGTAGAATGCAATTTTCATTACAAACGATAATGTGTATATAATCGTTCTACGATCTCCTACGGATCCTTCGAAGTCATCCGAGAATGAAACTCCCTGTAAGGATATAGGAACATCTTCTTTTATCTCTGGATGAGTCAAACCGAAAGGTTTAACTGCCACCGTGTACTGTGGATTGAAATATGGTAGTATCTGTTCTACCATCTGTAATGCATCGTCTTGAGACTTGGCATATATGTTTACATCAAATGATATGTCGTACGGTACTGACGTATAGAATAAATTGCGTTTGTTACTATTACCTGTAACTGCTGTAGAGAAGTTATTTGTTTTGGGTAACTGCCTTGCAGGATCATATGTCATAGATGTAATTTCAAATGACATACGTGGTAATTTAATTGCAACTCTACGTTCGGATTCTTCTCCGTTACGCATCTCACTTAATCTTTCAACAAAGGATCTCTTAGGTGCATATGATAGAGGCACCTTAACTTGGGAGATAGTTTCACCCGCATTGTTTTGTCGCAAAACGTAAATGTTATTGAATAGAGATCCGAATACCGATACGGCAGTACGAACTCTCTTATGATAGAACCATGAACCGAGCATTACGACACATCTCCAAATGGGTTGTTTTCTGAGAAGTCTAAGAAGTCACCTTCAAAATTATCAAAGAAGTTTGCTTGTGGTGTTTCAGCAATTATAGTCTGTTGTATTTCTTGTAATTCTCCTACAAGACTTGGACTGTATACTGCATTTGACTCTGCACCAACTACCTGTCCAGTCGTAGAGAATGTATGAAACTTGCCGTCTGTTGCTCCAACGTGTGCAAGATATAATCCATTATCTGAATCAGACCACTTGACAACTTCTCCTGTTATGGTATACTCACTGTTGACCTGTGTAACTTGTTCATTACGTTTATAGTTACCACCCGCAAACGGTGCGGATAATGTAACAGCAGGAGGAGTATTATAGTAGAGACCTATGTTAGTAAGTTCAATACCACTCAACTCACCACTACCATCAATAAGAGCATTCGCAGTGGCAGTTACTGGTTCGAAGTGTTGTAGTGTAGCATCGTATGTACTATTAGGAGCATATGACGTAGTAACAGTAGTTAGTGTTTGGTCATCTCCTACTGTAGCATATCTTGGTACAATAAGTTCTGCTTTAGTTCCTACCTGTACACGGAACTCATCAACGAATCCTTCTAAGGTTCTCCACTGCACACCATCAAGTTCACGAGCGGCAGTTGTACCAACAGCAAACCCATTAGATGTTACTGTGTCGAATGTTACACCCGCAAGAGTAGTATCCAGTTTGAGATCAAAATCGAAATAGATTAAAATGTTGTTGGTGTCCACAGTAGCAATCAATATATGATGCCAGTTGCCTTCTGTGAATAGTATGTCGTTACCAGTGAGAGTGTTTAGTCCACCCCCATTGTTATTACCTCTACTATACACCAATCTACCTACACTGTCAATACCCCAGAGATATGTTTGGTCATCATTACCATTACCACCAGTCATGAATATAATGCTATTGTCTATTAGATCCGATACATAGACCCATGCTTCGACTACACCACTTGCCCCTGTTTTATTGTATGTTGTTTCAACACCACGTCCCCTAATAATATCAAGAGAAGATGTGCCAAACTTAGCATTGTTACCTGCGGGTGGAGCAATAGTTACTGTCGGTGCTGAAGTATAACCTCTACCACGGTTGGTGGTAGTGAATCCAGTTAGTTGACCTTCAACGTTAATAGATGGGACTGCGGTGGCAGTTGCATTTGCAATGGAGTCCATAGTCAGTCTATACTGATACGCACCCTCTACCTCTATATCATCGATACCTTCGATGTCTGTATCGAAGTCTTCATCGTTGTATTCAAACAACTCACACTGAAGTCTGAATGTGGGTAGATTATTTAATTGATAGAATGGAGTCTCTGTCTCTACTTTAAATATCTCAAATAGTGACTTAGAGAATGGGATGTATATAACATCACCCTCACGTGGACGGAAGTTATACGAATCAAGTTTATCACCGATTAGTTTCTTCCAACGTCTACGTGCAACAACAAAGGTTGCTTGATCTCTTAGTTCTACACCGAACTTAGAAAACAGATCACCTTCTCCACCGAAACCATCCACGTTTTCAATATAAGTCTCGATCTTATACGCATCACTAAAATGTGATGGTATGTCATCAAGAAATACTTTGTCAACGCTGACAAGTTCTCGTGGAAGGTAATATACGTCTTGACCATAAAACTGTAAGGACTCTATTACGAGGTCTTCATACAGGTTCTGTTCGGTACGTACTTCCTTTGAAATCCATGGGTTTGTTGCCATCTTTTATCCTATGAAGAACATCGGGCCGACATCTTCTTCTTCTCTAAACTTAGTCATTATCTGTTCTATCTCTTCTTTGGCATCATCATAGATCTGCCTTCCCGAAATAGTAACACCGCCTGGCAATTGCATACCCTCAAACTTAGACATGTTCTGTCCCCACTGCTTCTTGATAAGTGCAGTAGTATAAGACTTCAAGAACTTATGATTCCACAATGAATTCAATGGTGAGTTCGTTGCTACATCTGGATCCAGATCCCCATATACTTCAAAGATTACATAGTTGCCTATGACAAAATCTTTTCCGTCATGATAGAAATGAACACGGTCTTTTTGTCTTTCGAACGTTATCAATGGTTCACCACTTAATTTCATATCAAGTAATGATAGATGTTGTTGCATCTGTTCGTAGTATGCCATATCACCACTAAATCTATTTAGGTCTGCGATATCATTCAATCTCATCTGATACTTAATATCAAAGAAGTTGGTAGATGCGGATGCCATATCCACACGGAACATACGAACTACGGTAAGAAGATCCTGCCCAAGATCAATATATTTGTTATCGATGTCTGCTTGGGTGATCTGGTGTTTAATATAGAAACGTCTCTTTCCATCTGGATGATATTCACGGAACCATTGTAAACCTTCGTCTACACGATCTTCTATCTGCTCATCTGCCACGTTGATCTCCAGTACAGGTGATCCCAGTGCTCTCAAGCAATAGTCAATTAGTTCGTCTCTTGTGTCTGGAGTTGCCATATTTCTTACCTTAGTTTAGTAGTGTACCACTTGAATTGTACACGTTAATTCTATAATGTGTTCCTTCTTGACCATCAAGTGTATCTGCGTTCAGACCACTTGTGTTTGTGTCAACTGTTTTAATTGCTGTTAATAGTTCGGCAGGTGTTGAGTATGTCTCACTAAATGAGAATGCACCAGTTGTTGCATTGTATGCAAGATCACCACCTGCGGAAAAGAATCCTCTAACCTCACCTTGATCTGCTGTTATCGCACCTGTTCCACTATTATAGTTAACACCAGAAGATGCACTTATTGCACCTCTTGCACGAGCAGTAGTGTGATACAGATTACTGGATCCCTCACTGAGAGCATCTGTGTCGTGGTTAGATATGCTTGATACTGTACCAGTTACGTTACCTGTGATATTACCAACAAAACTCGATGCCTTTACTGGTTTGTTGAAATCAAAACGAGTGTTACCATGATCCCATTTCAATACTGGAATAGTACCAGATGACCATGCACCGAATGTTAATCCTGCCCCGTCTGTAAGTGCGGATGTTGTCGCACTGTCTGCGATGACAATGTTCTTATCACCAACCGTCAACGTACCAACACTTAGAGTTGTTTGATCACCAGAGACGGTTAAGTCACCAGATACAACTACGTCATTAAATGTTACATCATTTGTAGTTCCTACTGCCTGTCCAATACTGAACTGACCATTACTGTATGAAACACCAGTACCTGCACTTAAATGTGCACGAACTTCAGAAGCACTTGGCCCTGTATAAGTGATTACACCAGTAGAGTTATTGTATGCAAGTGATCCATCACCACCTGCATCTGTAACTGAGATTGCATTTTTAGCAGAACTATCTGCCATTGCATCTGTGTATTGAGTAATGGTTGTACTGATTGCACCATTGGATATATTAATACCAGTACTTGCACTAATAGCAGATCTGATATTTGCGTTTGTTACTTTAGTATACTGTAATACACCTGTACCAGATGTATACCCGATAGAACCATATCCTGTACCACTATTTGATGCACTTATTGCACTACGTGCTCTTCCAGTGGTATGATAGAGGTTAGTCCCTTCTGATAAATCGGATGTTGAGTTATCACCAAAGTCTGAATCGAATCTTGCAGTTGTGTAATATAGATTATCTGCATGTTCTGCAATATCATTAGTTTGTAATGATACTGAACCAGTATTACCATTAACACTTAGTACTGGTGCCGCTGCCTGTGAGAATGATATTACACCAGTTGTACTGTTATATGCTAAATCACCAGAAACACTAATAGAACTACGTGCTCTTCCAGTGGTATGATAGAGGTTGCTTGAACCTTCTGTTAAGTTGTCTGTTGTTTTGGTACCAAGTCTTGTATCAAATGCCGTATTTACACGAGCAGTTGTATGATAGAGATTTGTATTCTCTGTTAGATCTGCTGTAGTATATGGATCAAGTGTAATAACATCCGAGAAGTTACCCGCACTTGTGGCAACCTGTAGTGTACCATTTGAACTATCAAAGTCAACCCCAGATACACCTGCAACTGTTGCAGTAGCAATACCTGTTACTTGACCTTGTGCGTTGATTGTTAATCGAGGCACAGTTGTAGCATTACCTACTGTCTGTGCAGTTACTTGGTTGTCAAGATTAAGAACACCATCCGTTGCGGTAATACCCGTCCCACCAGAGATCTCTCTCAGTGTCGCAATAGCAGAAGTGCCAGAAGAGTCTGTTGTTTTGAAAAAGACTCTTCCATCATTAGTATTGAGTGCTAACTCACCTAATGAAATATTTGATGTGGTAGGGGACTTACCCTTTACCGCACTTCTTTTAATCTTTAGAAGTGTGTTCGACATATGTCAACCTCGTTAACCCCTGTATATACAGGGGGATTATTAATTAATACGTACCACCGTCCAGTGTGGATACAGTTACAGCACCAGAGGTTACTGTGAATTGGTCACTATCATATGATGCGACACCTTTATTCGTTATTGTTGCCAACTCTGCTGAGAATGTATGAGTACCAGCGCCATCGTTATATGCAAAGTCAAGACCTTCACCGACTGCAATTGCTGTACCCATAACATCTTGGATGTACTCACCAATGGCAGTTCCGTTTCTGTACAACTCACCAGTTGTATTGAAGTCTTTGTTTACTTCCCACTTATCACCACTTACAAGATATTGTAAAGTAGCAGCGGCACCGTTAATTGTAATACCTGCACCGTTAGCGGCAGTTGCATCAGCGGCACTATCAGCAAGAACGAGGTTCTTGTCATTGATAGTCATAGTAGTCGAGTTGACTATTGTCTCAGTACCTTGTACTAAGAGGTCACCTTGAATTATGACACGACCACCTGCACTATCTCCACCTTTTGGATCAAGTATAATGTCGTTTACAGAAGACGGTGTAGATATTACATTACCGTTAAGAGTAATATCATCTACTGTTACGTTTGTTAGTCCTACCAGACTGGTGATTGTACCACCAAGTGATACGTCTGTGCTACCAATAACAATGCCATCATTGGCAAGGTCTGCGTTAGCAACAGATCCAGATTTAAGACTTACAGCACCAGAGGTTACTGTAAAGTCATTGGTGTCGAATGATGCTATACCTTTATTGGTATATGTTGCATCTTCACCTGTGACAGTAATAACTGCCCCTGCGTGAGTTACATCGACACCTTCTCCACCAACGATAGAGATCCCATGACTTGATGGTGTTAGTCCTGCACCTGTGTCAGTTGTTATAGTTTTTAGTACTGCGTCATTAAGAGAAACTGCTCCAGAGGATACTCCGAAGTCTGCGGTTGCGAATGAGGCAACACCCTTTGCACTTACGGTTGCGTCTGCTATTGTCACCGTGACATTAGCACCAGAACCACTTGTTGTGATACCTTGTGAACTATCACCTATAATACTAAACGAATGACCTGTTGGTGTTGTGCTACCAGAGTTTGCACCTACACCTTTAACGACTGCATCGTTAAGACTTACTGCACCACTTGAAACTCCGAAGTCTGCCGTAGCAAAACTTGCAACACCTTTGGCAGATGTTGTGGCAGTTGCCATAGAGTAAGTTGCAGTATTTGTACCACTATCATACGCAAAAGATATTCCGTCACCCGAAGATGCGAAGAGTAAACTTTGTGATGCAAGTGGTATTGTATCTCCCTGTACATTTAGGGAAGTACTGATTGATGCTGTACCAGCGGCAGTTAACCTACCCTGTCCATCAACTGTGAATGTTGGAATAGCAGTAGCAGATCCATAGTCTCCTGCTGTTACAGATGTATCGTCAAGGTCAATGGATACTGCGTCATTAGTTACCGCAGTTGTAATACCAGTAAGACCATTAAACAACAATGTTCCAGAGGCGGCATTAAATGTATCTGTAGCAGATCCGTCACCGATAGTAAATGTCTGACCTGCGGTCACTGCATCTACGTATGCCTTAGTGGCGGCATCTGAGTCTGCTGTAGGTGTGGCAACTTGTGTAATACGTTTGCCAACTACGTCAACAGTTGTTCCGAAAACAACAGAGTTGACTGTAGTAGTACCTGTACCGTTAGGTGCAAGTATTAGTCCACCGTTTGTATCTGTAGTAGAAATAGTGTTACCATTTAAGGTTACATTATCTACATTCAGTACATCAATCTTACTGTTTGCATCTACAAGGATTGCACTGTTCGGGGTCAGTGTTCCTAATGCATGATCCAGTTTAGATGTGAAGTACTTACCACCAATTACTTCGTGGTTTACAGCATTTCCTGCTACTTCGGTGCCAGTACCGATATATAGACGATCACCACCATTGGAACCGTTATCGGCAAGAGATGAATATGCTAATTCACCCTGCCCCAGTGTTGTCGGGTCACCCGCAGTCCCCGATCTTTTAATTCTTAATATTGATGCCATCAGTATTGGCCTCCGTTAACTTCTTGTTGATTTAATTCTGCCGTTGCTTCCCACCTTTCGGTAGATTCATTATATACAAGCACTGCACCATTAACTAATCCTTCGATGTTAACATCTGCCAGAGCACCCACAGAACCACTTGATTGTGTAATCCTTCTTATAGGTTTTCCAACGATTACTCGTTTGACCCTTGTCTTTCCTCTAAGAGATACTGTAGTTGCCATAAGTTTACCTTGTCACAGAAGGAGAGACTTTAACCTTCCCTTCTAATATCCTTTCAATTATTGTTTGACTATTACTATCTTGATAAGATAGTTCTACGTCATAGACATACCTCAATCTTGGATTGAGTGAATCAGTCTGAGAGTTGGTTAGTGCGAGGGTAAGAATACCATCGGTGGCAGGTGATGAAACTATAGTAGTGAATGAAACAATTTCATCACTATCTGTAGAGTTGTAACTGCGTTTCATTTTAGCAAGGGCACTATGACCAGTCAAGTTCTTTTTAGAACCATCCTGCTCTTGCAGATGTAACTCTATTGCTACGTCTGCCCCTTGATCAATTGTAAAATCTTCGTAATCTGCCATTCCAGTTTCTCAAACCAAAGTTGTTGTCTATGGTTTTATTTATATGTTTTAGAAACTGGAACTGAGGAATATCTCTATTCTTCTGAACTTATTTCTTCTATTAAATCGTGACGCAATACTTCAGATAGGTCTTGAGTATCAAATGTAAATGACACGGTGCATCTCCAACAGTCTGTCTTGGCAGTATGGTACATTAATCTTTCTGGTTCACCATAGTGTCCGAAATATGCCGCCTTACATTGCCACCCTTTCTTATCTGGCATTTCAACTATTTCTTTAGTTATGGGATCCAGATAGTTAAACTGCCCAGTACCTTCTTCTGACCATGTAAATATTAAATTGTATGCCGCTGCATTAGCATTGTTATGCCATGATATGAAACCGCCTGGTGGGTAGTATGCAGTCAATGCACACGTCCTTACACCTAACCATTCCATAATTTCTGTTTGCATCACACCTAACTCAGAAGTTCTTTCTAATCGTTGTGTTGGGTGACAATCTTCACTAAAGAATTGATGTTCCTTTCTACTAACAGTTAACTCATAACCATACATTTGATCTGGGAATCCTTCGTGCCTGTCTCCTTGTTCTACGATCTCATTTAAGTGACCTTCTCCTGCAAGGAAATGCCTCTGATCTTTATAGTCTTGACAGGTACGATGAAAATCGTTTTGAAACGATTCTTTATCTTCTGTTAGAAAACGAGTATACCTATTCAGTATATTCAACAATTCCTTGTTCTTGACTTCTACGTCTATCATGTGTTTGCTCATATTATATGCCCGTCCTTATCCAAACCACAAGAATAGTGTCGAATAACTATAGCACCTTTTGGACGTGGGCCTCTTGCCCAGTTCAGTGCGTTATAATAATTCCACCTAAGATCATCGTCTATGATCCCATACTTGAGGTCTTTATATTTTTCGTCTTTTTCTGTTAACCACCACAATGAGAACTGATCCCACGACTGCAAGGATTTATTGTATCCTTCGGGCCACCACCGACCATCCATCTGATCTTTTGTTAACGTATCCCAGTCTTTCATAAATTCTTGAACAAGAGGAACTGTGTTGTCGTACAAACAGATCCCACCACACAGCACAAACTTTTTTCGTCCTTCGGGTGTATCAAACTCTCGTTCTGCATAAACATACGATCTATCATCTGTAAGTTCAGAGAAGAGAATATCATGTTCACTTTTTTCTAACTCATCAAAACAAACCTTAATATCTTCATGTTCACATTCCATGTCCACATCGAGGTACATCGTCAAGTCATATGGTGACTTCCACATACCTTCCAGTTTAGCACGGTAATGCGAAGAACAATCATGGATCTCATCAAAGAGATCTTTATCCTGTTCTTCCAACATCCAAGGTTCACAAAACAATGTAATCTTAGCATCCTCATAATAATCAATAATAGATTCTGCCAGATTAATAGCATATTTGTAGAAGTTAATCTTGTTGGATGCAACTAATACATATCCTCTACTCTTTTCACTCACTCGAATCATCTCCAATCGGTTCTGCTTTTGCTTCTTCTGCAAGATCTAACTCATACTGAAACAACATGATTGCATATAAGTTAACTTCCACCTTAGATTTAGCACGTCTTAGTTTTGCTTTCAGTGCTCTATTCTTAGAGTTTTTGATTTGCTCTGTTTCAAAGACTTCAAGTTTGTAATTGAAAAGATCTTCTAACTTACGTGCACGTGCGTGTTCTGTATCACGTTGCTTGTCTTCTTCCTTTTCTGCTTTCTTACGAACCTTACGTTCTTCGGTATTTTTATCAATTGATTCCGTACCAAGTGCTTCGATAACTTCATTAAAGAGTTCATTCTCTTTGCCGTCCTTATCTAATTTACTGAGTAACATCACCTGTCGTGTTTGACGATTTACATCATCTTCCATCTCAAGTATACAATTCAGTTTTTCTTTCTCTTCGGTCTCCCAAAAAGCATTATCCATCCATCGTTTAAATGCCATGATTAAGTTCTCCTGTTATCATCTATATTATATAGTATTTAATTAAATATGTCAAGCGTTTATGCTACTCTTACATATAATGTATAGGTATCGATTACTTCGGTACCCGAATTTAGGGTTGTCCCCACATAGTTACCCACAAAGTCTCTGGAGTAATTACCCACAAAGTCTCTTGCATAGTTACCTGCAAATGTTCTGGTGTAGTTTCCAGTAAAGTCTCCAACGTATTCACCCGCAAAGTTTCTTGTATAATCACCCGCAAAGTCACGAGAGTAATTACCTACAAATCCTCTTGCATAGTTACCAATAAAATCTCCTACAAAATCTGTCTCTCTGTTTCTTGTATAGTTATCAGAGTATGCAGAAACTCTTGTACGTGAGTATATAGACAAACGGGTACGGGTAGATACACGGGTCGAGTTACGAGAATAATTACCTACAAACGTTCTTGAGTAATTACCCAAATAGGAAGATACTCTGGTACGTGTTGATATTCGTGTATATTCTCCCGCAAATTCACGAGAGTAATTACCTGTGAAGTCACCAATGAATGCCGACACACGAGTACGTAATGATGTTCTGGTATACTCCCCAAGGAATCCACGAGTATAGTTACCAACGTACGAAGATACTCTGGTACGTGTTGATACCCTTGTATACTCTCCTGCAAAATCTCTTGTGTAGTTACCAATAAAGTTACCTAAGAAGTTTGAGTTACGTACACGAGTTGATGTACGTGTATATTCTCCAAGGAATCCACGAGTGTAATCACCAGTGAAGTTACCTGCATAATTGGATACACGAGTTCTTAATGAAGTTCTGGTATAGTTACCCACAAATGTGCGTGTGTAGTTTCCAGTAAATTCACCTGCATAACTTGATACTCTGGTACGGGTAGAGTTTCTTGTATACTCTCCCACAAATCCACGGGAATAATTACCTATGTAATCTCCTGCGAATCCTCTGGCATAGTCACCCACAAATCCTCTGGCAAAGTTTCCTATGTAATCTCCTACGTAATCGGTAACACGTGTTCTTGTATACTCACCTGCAAATGCACGAGAGTAGTTACCTACGAATGTACGAGAATAGTTGCCTGTGTAGTTACCTGCAAACTGTCGAGTGTAAGATCCAGAGTTAGCAATCATCTCTGCGACTGTTGGGAATGATGAATGAGTAGTATCATCCACACGTGGTTCCCAGAACTGTTGACGTGTTGCGGTGTTTGTGGCATAATAGAGATATGATCTATGACGTGATTGTGTTGTACCATCTACCCAAACATAGTCAGTACCACCTAAAATCTTTTCTCCTGCGTGGTTGTAGACACCAGTTTCTGGATCTGTACTGATTCCAACCGCAGATGTATATGGATGTACGTGACCAACCAATAGATACCAGTTTGCTCTTTTAGGGAATGTTCCCTCTTCTATTCTTAAATCTGTATAGTATCTCTTACCAGAATATGTGTCACCCGCATAACCAACATACCAATTGAATGATCCACTGGCATCGGCAGGTGAATTAATTGTTTGATAAACAAATCTCCAAGTAACACCATCAACTACTTTTGTTTCTAAAACAGTACCAATACCAGAACCTGTTGCAATATGTGCACCACTTGAACTATACGTACGAGCATGGAACATACGTTCACTTGCATTATAGTCAGATGATTCTGCATACCAACCAGACATTACATATGTTTTACTTGGTAATAAATTACTTAGATTAAGTTGATACTCTGTAGAGGCAACACCCATTGATTGTTCAAGTACGTATTGAGAATGGCCTGGGTTTAACTTAGTGATAACTGTGTTTGTTGCATTACTTCCAGACTCTTGTGACATACCAGTACCATTACTGAAGTCACCTTCTCCACCAAACAAATCACCATACCCACCCCAGAAATTTGCTTCAGAAGTACCTACAAGGGATCCCCAACGGGTGGCATAAAAGTATGGGTTTGTTGTAGTACCAGTACTACCAGTATAACGAACACCAATGTTAGATCCACTACTATTGAAACCATTAACACCAAGGTAAGTATAACCAGAAGTTGAATCACTTCCACCTACATAACCAGTCACTGGTCTCTTAATCCATACAGAGAAACGATACTTCTTAGTTTTATCTACTGGGAAAAATGATGAGTTCCAACCACCATCTGCGTTTGAGTCTGCGTCTTGGTTTGTAACGTCCCATATGACATCTTGTCCCTTTGGTGATTCCCCCACAAAACGTGAGTTACCATCACCGTTCTGTCCATAACCTGTGGCAGATCCAGTACCCGTTGTCCACTCTGGGAATCCAGAGTTATTGCCATGCCATAACTGGTTGGACTCATCACTGTAACGAGTTCCTGTTGTACCTACAAATGTTGCAATAGAGTTGAGCACAGATGTTCTACTATAGTTACCTACGAAGTCTCTGGCATA